CTGAGACTTCAGCCTTGAAGATCACGACGGTTTTTGCTTGCGTTCGTATCATATCAGAAACCATCGCCAGTTTACCGTTGTTTGTTTATAAACGGTTGGATAATGGCGGTAAAAATCGCGATCCGAATCACCCGCTTTATACTCTACTACATGATTCTCCTAACCCTGAAATGTCGGCTTTCGATTTTTGGGAAACAATTACTCACTGGGTGTTAACTTGGGGTAACGGCTACGCAGAGATTGAGCGTGATGGTTCGGGTAAAGTTGTCGCTTTATGGCCAATACCGCCTAACTTGGTGATGCCTCGAAGAAGGACGAGCGATAGACAGCTTGTCTATGACGTTACGTTAGACAATGGCTCGATGGTGACGTTACCCCCTGAAAAAATCTTGCATTTCCATGGATTAGGCTGGGACGGTCGTGTAGGCTACTCGCCGATTGATATGGCTCGTGAAGCCTTATCATTTGCTAAAGCAACTGAGATTTACGGATCGAACTTTTTCCATCAAGGTGGCCAACCGAGCGGTGTTTTGGAAATGGAAGGCACGCTCAAAGATCAAAATGCTGCTGATAGACTCCGAGAGCAATGGATGTCTATCCATGGTGGGGTTGAAAATTCCCACCGAATAGCGGTTCTTGAGAATGGATTGAAGTACAAGCCTATATCGCTACCACCAAATTCAGCGCAGTTTTTGGAAACGCGAAAATTCCAAAAAGCGGATATTGCTCAAATGTATCGTGTACCGCTACATATGATTAACGAATTAGATCGCGCTACATTTAGCAATATTGAGCACCAATCTATTGAGTTTGTTGTTCATACAATCCGACCATATCTAGTTAGATTCGAACAAGAACTCAAGCGCAAACTATTTGTGACTAATAGCGACAATAGATATTTTGCTGAATGGCTTGTTGACGGGTTACTCCGTGGCGATGCTAAATCTCGCAATGAAGCTCTCCAAATTCAACGTCAGAACGGCATAATTAACGCGGATGAGTGGCGCGAGATTGAAAACATGAACCCGATTGAAGACGGCTCTGGTAAAGTCTATTTGGTTAACTCCGCTATGATATCAATAGATCAAGCTATGATTCCACTAAATCAACGGAAAGGGGGTGAGCCAAGTGAAGGACAAGGAAATCAGAAGCCTAACGGGAACAGTGGAAATCCGCAAGGATCAGGAGGGCAAACCGACTAAAATTGTCGGGTACGCTGTCCGATGGGGTCAACTCTCGAAACCCTTGGGATGGTTTGAGGACTTTCAAGAGAAGTTTGAGCGCGGAGCGTTTACAAAGACTCTCGCTGAAAACCGCGATCAGATTTATGCTGCTTGGAACCATAACCCAGGTGAAATTTTGGGGCGATCGCCGACAACTCTCAAGCTTGAAGAAGATGAGATTGGGCTGCGATATGAGATTGACCCGCCAAGTTGGGCTGATAAATATGTCGAGTCCATTGAACGCGGGGATGTTAGGGGTTCATCCTTCATATTCCGCCCCGTACAACAGGATTGGGATGAATCAAATCCTGATATGGCGATCCGAACAATTAAGGAAGCCCAGCTGTTTGAAGTGTCTCCTGTTACTAACCCTGCTTACCCGACTTCTTCTGTAGGGGTCAGGTCAGCAGAGGAAGTATACAAAGAGTTCAAAGAGTCTCGTCAACATAAGGTTGATGGACAACTTGAGCTCAAACAAAAACAACGCGAGCGTGAGCTCGAACTTTTAAGGAGGGAAATTTGAATTGAAACACATTCTCGAAATGCGCGAAAAACGCGCGAAATTGCTTAAAGAAGCACGCGAGATTCATCAACGCTCGGTTGATGAAAAGCGGGATATGACTGCTGAGGAAGAAGCTCAGTACAACAAGATCATGGCTGAGATCGACTCTCTCAAAGCCAAGATTGACCGTGAAGAACGTCTGTTGAAAGAGCAACAAGAAATGGAAGAACGTACTGACCGCATGGTCGGTAACGGTGCTAGTGGCGGGGATGACCAACGGTCAGAAGAGAATCGCAAAAAAGAATTGCGTGAATTAGCTTTCCGTGCTTATCTCGCTGGTGGCATGCAAAATCTTACGCCAGAGCAACAAGCTGAAATGCGTGCTCTCAGCGCAACTGTAGGTAACCAAGGTGGATACACCGTACCAGAAGGGTTTTACAATCAACTGATTGAAGCCATGAAAGCCTATGGCGGTATGCGTTCTGTTGCCCGTATTCTCAATACAGCCACGGGTAATAAATTGTTGATTCCGACAGCTGATAACACCGCTCAAAAAGGTCGTATCCTTGGCGAAAGCCAACAAATTCAACCGAGCGATCCGAGCTTTGGTCAAACGGCATTAGATGCTTACAAGTACACATCTGACTTGATTCTGGTTCCGATTGAACTGATTCAAGACAGCGCATTCGATATTGAAGCTTGGGTACGACAAAAAATCGCTGAGCGGATCTTCCGCATTACCAACGAACACTTCACTGTCGGTGACGGTATCGACAAGCCAAACGGTATCGTAAATGCCGCCGTTGTCGGTGTAACTGCTGCTGCAACGAATGCTGTAACGCCAGAAGATTTGATTGATTTGGAACACTCTGTTGATCCAGCTTATCGCAACAATGCTTCGTTTATGTTCCACGACTCGACTTTGAAAGCTCTCAAAAAACTCAAAGATGCTCAAGGTCGCTTCTTGTGGAGTCCTGGTCTCACAGTAGGTGCTCCAGACACTATCTTAGGTTATCGCTACACGGTCAACCAAGATATGCCGCAAATGGATGCTAGTGCGAAGTCGATCATATTCGGCGATTTGGCTTCTTACTGGATCCGCGATGTAATGGATGTCGTTATCGTTCGATTCAACGAGAAGTACATGGACTACGGACAAGTCGGGTTCACTGCCTTCTCGCGTCATGACGGCGACTTCATAAACGCTGGCGGTAACCAAATTGTAGCATTACAACACGCAGATTCCTAATCTGGGGGTGATTGGTTTTGAAAAGGGTACGGATGTTGACTGGTATGGCATCGCCTGACTGGAGCCTCCAACCTCTCGATGAAGTAGAACTTTCTGATAAAGACGCTGATGCTTGGGTCAAAAGAGGACTGGCTGTTTATGTCGGGGGTGAAGATGATGAAGAGAACAGTGAAAATACTCACTCCGCCAACAGAAGAACAGATGCTGCAGGTTCTGAGTCTGGACGAAGCAAAAAGTCATCTAAGAGTTGATTTTAACGACGATGATGATTACATTAAAGGGCTAATATTCGCCGCAATCCAATATGCCGAGGGTTTCCAAAAACGAAGTATAGCCCCCTACACGCTTCAATTAACCCAAGACCAGTTTGGATATGCGATCCCTTTACGTCGTGGTCCAGTCAAGAATGTGGTCAGTGTCGAATACACGTTGCTCGACGGTACAGTCAAAGAAGTATCATCTGACAGTTATATCTTTTCAGCCGACGAACAGCTGGTTCCGAAAACATGGTGGCCGTCCGAAGCATTGCAAGGGGTTGATGGGGTTAAAGTTATTTACAATACAGGTTACGATACCGTTCCAGCGACAACTAAACAAGCCTTGAAACTCCTAGTCGGTCACTGGTATGAAAACCGCGAGCCTGTCGGTCAGGTGACGGGCGAGATACCCTTTTCAAGCCAAGCATTGCTCTGGATGGATAGGAGCTGGTGATTATGCCGGCAGGGAAATATCGACATAAGATCACGATTCAACAGCCAGGCACCATCAGAAATGAGTATGGTGAGATTGTTGAGGGTTACATTGATTTCTTGGAAACCCGAGCACAGTTTAAACCCTTGTATGGCCGTCAACTATTTGCTGCAGAGGGGTCGGGCAGCGAGTCCACAGTGACTTTTGCGATCCGATACCGTACAGGAATCAAGGCAAACTTCAGGATTAGATACCAAGGTGAAATTTATGAGATTCTATATGACCCTATGGATGTTGACGGTCTACACAAGGAATTACTTATTTATTGTAAGAAGGTGGAATAGATGGCCGAAGTTGAAGTCACATTCAAGATAAAAGGGATTGAAACCCTAGAGAGGGACATTCGAGAGTTAGGCAAGCTGCCGCAGGTTGCCGTTAGTAGATCCGCGAGGGCGGGCGCAAATATTGCCCTTAAAGCAGCCAGAAAGCTGGCTCCTTACGATTTAGGCTATCTGCGTAAGGGTCTAACCCTTAAAGCCGAAAAAACGACTAAGAAGGGCAAAAAAGTGTACGAAGTTACGTTCAACCGTAACTACAACAGCATTTTTCAGAAGCCTTATGATCACGGTCGTAAAAAGGCTTACTACCCTGCTTCTCAAGAATGGGGCTTTACCGTTTACGGTCACTATACACCTGGTTACAGATACCTGCGAAAATCGATTGATGAAAACAAACGGGCTATCGAGCTGGAAAC